ATGGGCTTCCCCGCCCAGCACCGCGCCAAGCTCCACAGCACCAACCCGCTGGAGCGGCTGAACGGCGAGATCAAGCGTCGCACCGACGTGGTCGGCATCTTCCCCAACGAGGCCGCCATCATCCGCTTGGCAGGCGCGATCCTGCTTGAGCAGAACGACGAGTGGGCCGTGCAGCGCGCCCGCTACATGACGCTGGAAACCATGGCCCCCATGAGCGATGATCCCCTCGTCAGCCTGCCCGCCGTGGCAGCATGACATCAACCGCCCGCGCCAAAACGAAAGCGATCAGTGGTGAGAAGCTACACCACGCCTTGGGACATCACCCACGCACCTCGCGAAGGCGCACAGCCCGTACAACTCTGAAGATCCACGGAGCTATATCAGGAGATACAGCTTCTCTTCGTGTTTCGAAGTCGATATCGGGGGTCCGACTCCGACCAGGCTCGGTGACGAATTGTCGGTATTCTGCCGGACGCAGGTCGTCGGTCTGCATCTGTCCGTATGACGTGAGGCGCGCACGGATCGCCTCTGCCAGTTCGGTAGGTGACATCTCGAGCTCCTTCAGGATGCTCTCCAGGTCACCTTTAGCCAAGAATCCGATGTATTCCTCAAGCTTGGACAGGTCATCGAGATTCGTCAGGGAACTCCACCAGTCGCCCAGAACTTCCTGAAGACGGTCGGACCAGGGCGGGATGCTGAGGGCTGACTCCGTCACGGCAAAGTACAGGTTGGACGCACCTCGCTGCACCGCGTACTGCTCTTTGCCGCAAGTTTCATCGCCATCGGCCAGCCAAGGTCTGTACCCCCTGCATTTCGGCCCACGTTCCCAAGTCTTCTTCGAGAAAACGCCGTCCATCGACCGACGCGCGCCGCACTTCGGGCAACTGAGGATGAGGCCGGCAAGGCCGGGTTTCTCGGACCGCAGGATCAGGCCGGGATGACGCTCCGCATTGTCACGCTTCGAAACCGTGCAATCCGGCTTGTGCCCCACCCACCAGTCCCAGGGGAACTCGTCGACGTGGCCATGCTTGCAGGCCATTACGAAGCGGACGGGGATGACGAAGACCTTGCTGTCGCCATGGGATTTTTCCGTGCACGTAGCGCAGTAGCGATAGGCCTTGCCCGGATCGTTCTTCCATCGCCGTTCCGGCTTGATGACATCGCAGCCGGGACACTGCAGCCATTTCGGGAAGCGCACGGCGACGAGACGCCGGGTATCCGGATCGTCATCCTTTCCCCGCTCCAGCGTCACGGGGGGTGTCCTGAATCCCTTCACGCCCAGCTTCTTCTGCAAGCGCGTCTCACGGATGACCTGCGGGTGGGCAAGACCAGCCGGAGGGAATGAGCGATCCCATTCCTCTAGGCCCGCTGCGATACCCGACACGGCTCCTCCACCCGCCCTGAAATCCACCACCGAGCCGGGGCCAAATGTCGAAACGACTGCGCTGCGACGCAAATCCTGAAGGTCATTCTTCATGCGTATCATCCTTTGCCCTGAGGACAGGGGCCATCCTGAAGGGAGTTCCAGCCTCGACGGTCCGCATGGAGTTGAGGGTGGGCCAGGCGGCACCGGTGTCGCGGCCGGCGGCCCGGCGAGCAGCAGCGCGCTCGGCACTCTGGAGAAGGGATTTTCCTCCCTTGTGGTCACTCCAGTAAACTGTGGGGGACCTTGCCCGCCATGTGTCGAGACGGCGCTCAAGCTCTCTTCGGACTGCAGTCTCTTCAGGATCGACCCGCTTCGCCCGCTCGACGAGCAGGTCGATGAGGTCCATCGCCAGATCTTCCGCGTCGTCGTCCATGCTGGGAGAGTCGAGCATGTCGGGAACAAGGTGGCGCACTGCGGCAACCAGTGCCGCATGCAGCGCCCTGTCGCGAGCCCGTGACGCGAAGGGAGTAACGCTGGTCGCCTCAACATCCCTGTAGAGCGTGCGATGCCAGCTGCAGAACGTCTCGAAATGAGAACGGTCGCGCGCCTTCGCGTTGTTGAGAACCGAGACGACAAGGCCGCTGACGTCTCCCCGCCCGACGCGGCTGGTCGACTGGATATACTCGGCGATGGTCTTGGGTTGTCCGTTGACCAGCATCAGTCCCAGCCGCGAAATGTCCACGCCGACGCTGACCATGTTGGTCGCAAGAACGGCATCAACAGCGCCAGGGAAACCTACCTTGATGTCGAGCAGGTCGAGCATTCCGCGGATTTCTTCCTGCGTTCGCCGGGATGTCAGTTCCTCGACGTTGCTGAGGGGTCTTCTATCCTCGGCGCGAGCATCAGCATAAAGCGCGATGCTGTCGGTGACGTCGTCCTGCATGAGGACGAGCGCACCTCCAAGCTCGCGAAGCGAGTTGAAGTACCCGACGAGCGTCCAGTAGGCATCCCGGCGAACATCATCGCTGAATGCCCCGAACGCTGTTTGCAGCAGGGAGCCCGCAACTGCCTGCAACGTGAACTTTGCCGATCGACCGGCCGTTGTGACACCGAGATATCGTCTCCCCACAGCCTTCGGCCGCCGATCACGAACCGCGAAACCGGAATCGTCGTGATCTATTGCTGGCGGTGGGAACTGGAATGCTTCGCGATCGAAAAGGGCCAACACCTGCTCCGACGCTCTGCGGATCGTAGCGGTCGAGCCAATGACCTTTGCCCGGTGTCCGCGAGCGGCGAACATCAGGTCGAATGCCGCCTCATATGCGCCCGCGATCGTCCCCAGAGGACCGGAGATCAGGTGCAGTTCGTCCTGGATGATGAGGTCAGGCGGAGAACTATCCGAAACCCCAAGCAGGCCGTTGGTTCGCTTCTCTCGAACGATCTGAGCGAACTTGTCAGCTGTTCCGATAAGCAACGTCGGCCGTCTCTCGTAGACATCCTCGTCCACAGTGAAGACAGGCAGGATTCCATGCATCTTGCACGTGCTGTTCGTGCATTCGGCATCAACGGGTGAAGTGGCGCTCGCCATCGACCAGGTCAGTTTCTCACCACAGGCAGGACAGCGGGCGAGCTGTTTTGGCGAAGCCACCTCCGAAGACCCTCGGAGGGAAGCAAATGCGTCGGCACGCTTGTTGGGAGTGGCGTCTCCTCCGACCCACAGGCCGATGGAGAATGGTTCGTCACCTTGAAGCGGCAGCCCGTCGGGAGCCGACTCGCGACCAGAGCGTATCGCCTCGAGGGCCACGATCATCGCGGCAGAGCGTGCGAACTGCTGGGTCGTGAGAAGTCGCAGCGTGTAGCGCATGAGGGCACAGACACCACTGTGGTCACTCGGATCATCGGAGAGCCGACGATACACGGCGATGCACGCGATCAGCGCGAGGTATGCCTCGGTCTTGCCACCGCCGGTGGGAAACCAGAGGAGGTCCATGACGCCTCGGTGCACGTGATCACGGATGACCGAGGATGGCGCACTGAGGAGCAGGAATCCTAGCTGGAACGGGCGCCAGCGCAGGGAGCCGTGGCGGCTCTTGGAGTTGTCCCAGGGATGCTGCAGATGCATGGCTAGGTTTGCCAGCTGGAAAGCGCGGCGCAGACGCAAATCGGTGCCAAGCTGGTCAACCGATGCCCGCATGCGCCCAAGCGCCAGATCACATTGGGCTAGATGCGCCCCAGCCACGGCTCTCAGTTCTGATCGCACGTCTGAAGTATCGTCGAGGCGCTTCCGCTGCATTTTTATCCAACGGTCATAGGCATCGCAGAAAAGTTTCAACCCCTGCTCGAGGGCCGCTGCATCGGCGCAGGCCAGTGCTTCAGCCGAAAGCGGATCGAAACCCCCGCTGTCCTTGCCAAGCTCGGAAAAGAATGTGTGGCCATTCGGATCGACGCCCTCGACGATCGCTGAAGGGAGCCAGGTCGTCCCGACCCATCGTGCAGTGGGGCGGGTTCCGGCTGCGTGGTCCAAGGATTCCCACTCGGCGGAGCAGACATGCCCGACGGCAAACTCGGCCACGTTCCTGTACAGCAGAGCTCCGCTTTCCTCGTCACTCACAGCGGCGGGCACGTCGGCCCCCCTTTGATGCCGCGACGCCGCGCGCCGGGGGGGCTTCGGCACCAGCAGAGTGCCATCACAGGGCTCGACGCGAAGAGCCGTCTGGAACAGCGACGCAGCCTCGATCTCGTTTCGACCCTGTTCTGGGACTATCGAATTCACGAGTGAGAGAGTGACGAGAACGGACCCACCTGCATTTATGCATCTGACACTGAGCGAGACGTTGGGCAGCCCGTCACCGTGTTCCGCAAGCGCAAGCTCACGCGTAGGGCCGGGCGGCAGATCAAGAACTGGAATCTCAACCCTGTGCGGTTGGCGGACCCAGATGTCGACGTCGTCGCGCTTTTCGATCCGATACGTGGCAAAGCTGCAGGTAACCCGCACTTGCGGGATACCACTGGACGCAACAACGCTGAATGATATGCCTGCCACGGAGGGCTTCTGGATCGAGCCGGTCCTGACTGCATCGTTCTCGCCGTCGCTCTCCTCGCCCGAGCCAGCGCCCGCGGTCCCGAGGCGTTCATCATCCTCGCCCGACATCGCCGTACGCTAGGGCCATAGGATGCCGGTGAGGTAGACATCCGACGGGCGTGCTGTCAGTTCCTTGTCCTCTGCACGCGGCCCGATAAGATCCTCGGCAAGCCGACAGGCGACGGTATCCCTATCGAGTGACTTGTCCTGCATTGCGGCTACCTCCGGCCTGAAAAGAAGAAGGGGGGGAACGCAGCAATTCTCGGCGTCAGGATGAAACCGGAGGAAGCCCATGGTTCATTCAATGTCTCGAGGTCATTGTCGTCCGGACTCAGGACAATTGTTGCACAGCCCTGACCTCTGACGTGATTTACGTAGCCCGGCGGCCTGTGGCTGTTCTTCTGGTTCCTGTTCGACAGTATCTCCCACAGGTCGTACGTGAGGTTGCGCGACAGGGCACCGACGCGAGGGCCCTCGTTGCCAGCTCGGATCCTGTAGCGCCAATCGAGATCAGCATCCGCTTCCAGCTTGTAGGTCGTGACGACATCGGCGACCTTGGTGAGAAGTGCCTGTCCTGCCGCGGCGTCGGCTGCGCTGAATTCACTGCGACCGACGAGACCGCGAGCAGTGATGTCGCCATCACGGCCGATCTCAACCATCGTCGATTTGCCGTTTCCGGCCGAACGATGAACCCGTCCTGATGCCAATGTTGATGCTCTAAACGCGTTGCTCTCCCCGACAATCAGGGATGCGCGCGCACGCGTGGCTCCGACAAACAGCACACGCGTTTCTTCTATTTCGTCCTCAATGCTCTCGAACTCCGCACCGTTCGGCAGCAGCAGAACGACGTTGCTGGCCTCGCGACCCTTGCTGGCATGTATGGTTCCGACGATCGGTCCGTGGAGACCGTATTCGGGGAGCGTCAACTCGACAGGGGGGCGGGTCTGGCCTAGGCGCCTTCTCAGCCTCTGCATATCAACAGAGCCGTCCTTGCGGCCGGCAACGCGCATGAGGTGTTGCCAGGCTTCAGCTGGACCATAATGCGGCGCAGCCTTGTTCTCGATGCGCGCCGCCCAGAGATCCAGAAAGCGTCGTTCGGCAATAAACGGATCAACAAAATCCGCGAAACAGATCGCCAGCCATGCCGGCAGCGTTACCCCATATCCTGACAGGCGCAGCCGATGTGGAAGGTCACAGAATTGCGATGCCATCAGGACTTCAGCACGAGTTCGGAAGAGCAAGAGGTCATCTCTCGTAAAGTCCGCAACTTTCATTTGCGTCCACTTCAGCCCTTGCTGGTCCGCCAGCGCCCGGATTCTCTCCGCTGTCTGGCCGTGCAAACCGTCGCGGTGTTTCTGCTTGTCGAGTATATCACTCCGTAACTCGGTGAAGATCTTGCGAAGCCCGGGGGAGGACGTACGATAGATCTCCTTGAGGGCAAGAGTGGTGAAGCCCGGTGCCATTACACCTCGCAAGCGGTCGAGGAGCAGCTTGCCAAGCCCTAAGGCTCCCCCCTTGCAACGTCCGATGCTGTCGTCGGAGAAACCATAGATCGCCTGGGCCTCGTCAGCGAACACCGTAATGCCGCAGTCCGAAGGCAGCCGATTCACCAGAGCCTCGATCAAATCCGCTCTCTGCCCAACGAGGTCCTGCGCCTCGTCAATGACGACGTGCTCGATCTGCGCCAGTTCGTCTGCCACGTCCTCGTCAGACTTCAACAGCTCGATGACGCGGGTAATGTTTTCTTCGTAAGAACCGGTCAGCCTGGCATTCGGGTCGTGCCCGGAGTGGATGGACCACGCATGCGAGTCGATGGTCGCTATCCGAATGCCAAAGGATGCATCACCAACGTAGGAATGCAGCCGTGCACGGATTTCGGCCACCGCTGTCCGGGTGAAGCTGATCATCCAGGTATTGCTGGCCTCAATGTCTTCTTCGTTGATGAGGTAGGCGAGGCGCGCGCAGGCGACGGCTGTCTTTCCGGTTCCGGGACCGGCTTCAACGATAAGCCGGGCATCGGTCTCGGCCTCGATCACCCTGCGCTGATCTGCATCCCAGCCTGTATCCAGCGGAGCTTTCCCAGCAATATTCATGGCTACAGAATTCCCTACCGAACAATGTATTATGTTGCCGTCGTATTCAGATCTGCGTTCAACGCTGATCGCGCTGACCCCCCAAGCTTGTCACGGTTCAAGAGCACGATCTGCTGATCCTGCGGCTGCCTTGCGCTAGGATCAGTATCGAGCCCGAGACGCCGGAGCGCATAGTAGAGCAGCGCGCGCCGGACCTTGATCTTCGCCTTGCCGCCACGCATCCCGTAGTCAAGCGCGATGACCTTTGCTTGAGTTTCCGACAGGGCGGGGTGGGGCCCGATCTCCAGGGTAACCTCGGTATTCCAGTCGCCGTCGTGCCCTGAAGGCACTTCGCTTTCCCGCGACCCGCGAATCTCCAGTATTCGCGAAAGCAGGAAGTCCTTGAACGCTTCGTCGGTCAGGCAGAAAGCCCGTGTGTGCCAGCGAAACCCGTCGAACCCGATGGCGTGCGGAGCGATCCAACGCCAGCGCGGCTCCGGACTGGACAGGGACTGGTACTTCACCTCGATCGCATCGGACCGGCGTATGGCGCCGACCACGGAGCGGAGCGTCACCGGGTTGACTTCGCGCACCGGAGTCGGGGCTGAGGCGTAGGGTGGGAGGTCGGCGATCCAGGAGTCCTCGCGGTCGAGGATCCCGTCCGCCACCGACCGAAGCTGGGCGAGGTAACGGCTTGAGTCGGGTTCGAGGAACCGGGGCTTGAACTCGGGGCCACGGACGTAGGTCCGCGCGCTCTTGTCGTAGACCATGTTGTCGGGCGCGAAGCCGATATAGCGGTTCAGGTCGGTGGACGCCTGGTTCACCGAGACCCCGAACTGGTCCATCAGGTCGCTGCGGTTCACATGTCCCTCCCAGAACAGGCGGAACTCTATGAACTCGAGACGCTGCTCGACTCCCCAGCGAAGTTCGGACTTCGCTTCCAACCCACTATACTCCCGATGAAATGATCCGTCCGCTAACCAGGCGCGCCTAGTTACTGGGCTTTAGGAACAAGCTAGTCGAGAGATGATCGCCGGGCAATAGAATCTTGACCAGCGCGCGTTTTCGTGGCCGGCGATCAGCGTCAGAGGCTGAGTGCAGCTCGCTGCTTTACCCACTCCACCGGGAACGGCGCCAGCAGCTCGTCCAGCTGCAATCCCGGCGGCTGCCGCCCGTCAAGGATCGCCTCGACAATGTCGGGCGCAAGCAGGGTCAGGCGCAGCACGCGTGCGATGTAGGACGGGTTGATCTTCTCTGCCTCGGCAAGATCCTGGACAGTCTGGAAGCGCCCGGTGTCGAGCTGCTTCTTCCAGCGATGGGCGCGGGCCAGCGCCTTGACCATGGTGTTGTCGATGCGGGCGCGGGGCAGCGCCCACGCATCGGCCCCGTTCGGCGCGATGACGAGCTTGCGCCCACCCCGCTTCCGGAAGGTCATCGGCACGGTGACGGTGAGCGCGCCTGCATCGTGGAAGAGAGCGCCCTTCGCCATCAGGCCGCGTCCTTTCGGTCAGTGAAGGTCTGGAGTTCGCCCAGCAGCTTGGTCAGCCCGCCGGTGCGGAGGCGGATCGCGATGCCATCGACCTTCACGTCGACCCTTTCGACCAGAAGCTGGACGATGCGCGCCTGCTCGGCGGGGAACAGCTCGTCCCACATCGGATCAAGCCGCTCGAAGGCGTCGCGAACCTCGGCTTCGGTGATGCGATCGTCGTGTCGGATCGCGGTCATCCATGTCCGTACGATCAGTTCCGGCGCGCGCAGAAAGCCACGAAGCTGCTCGATCACCGCCATCTCGATCTCGGCGGCGGGGATCCGGCCCACGGGACAAGTTCCGGGACCGCGTTTGAGGACCGACTGCGTGACATAGTAGCGGTAGAGCCGGTCGCCCTTTCGGGTGTGGCTCGGCGACATCGCGTCGCCGTTCGGCGAGAAGATCAGGCCGCGCAGCAGGGACGGTCCCGACAGTCGGGTCTGGTTGGCGCGCATGCGCGGGCTTTCGCCCATGATGGCGTGGGTGCGCTTCCAGAGATCGGCGCTGATGATCGCCTCGTGCTCGCCGGGATAGGCCTCGCCCTTGTGGACGGCCTCGCCGATATAGACCCGGTTGTTGAGCAGCTTGTAGAGCGCGCCCTTGTCGAGCATGTAGCCGCGCCTGCTGCGGACGTTGGCCGCTTGCAGTTCCCGTATCAGCAGCTTGATCGATCCGAGCTTCACGAACCGCTCGAAGATCAGCCGGACGGATGCCGCTTCTTCCTCGTTGACGAGCAGCTTGCGGTTCTCGACGCGGTAGCCGAGCGGCACGTAGCCGCCCATCCACATGCCCTTCCGGCGCGAGGCCGCGACCTTGTCGCGGATGCGCTCGCCTATCACCTCCCGCTCGAACTGGGCGAAGGACAATAGGATATTCAGCGTCAGCCGCCCCATCGAGGTCGTCGTGTTGAAGGACTGCGTGACGCTGACGAAGGTGACGCCGCGCCGCTTGAACACCTCGACCAGCTTGGCGAAGTCCATCAGCGAGCGCGACAGCCGGTCGATCTTGTAGACGACGACCACATCGACCTTACCGAACTCGATGTCGGCGATGAGCCGCTTCAACGCCGGACGCTCAAGCGTGCCGCCGGAGATCCCGCCATCGTCATAGCGGTCGGCGACGGCAACCCAGCCCTCCGGCTTCTGGCTCAGGATATAGGCGGCACAGGCCTCGCGCTGGGCGTCGAGGCTGTTGAACTCCATGTCGAGCCCTTCCTCGGACGATTTGCGCGTGTAGATCGCGCACCGCACCTTCGGCGTGATTTTCGTCGTCGGATGATGGCCGGTCGCCGCTCGCCTCATGTGCCGCTCCCCGCGCTCTTCAGGCCGAAGAACACCCAGCCGTTCCACTTCACGCCGGTGATGGCCTTTGCGATGGCAGACAGCGACTTGTAGGGTCGGCCCCGGTACTCGTAGCCCTCGACAGTGACCGTCACGATGTGCTCGACGCCCTGAAACTCGCGCAGCAAGCGCGTGCCAGCCACCGGCTTGCGGTCGGTACGGATCCGCCGCGTCTTGGGATTGGTGTCCTCGACACCGCGCGCGAGCGCGTCGAGTCGTTTCACCGTCTCGGGCTTGAGCCCGCCATAGGCCAATTCCTGGATGCGATAGGCCAGACGGCTTTCGAGGAAGCGCCGGTTGTAGGGCGGCGCTTCGGTGCCATGGAGATCGCGCCACATCGTTTTCAGGGCGGGCGTGGGCATGGTCTTGATGGCGGCGACGCGCGCCAGCACGGGATCATTCATGGGCGGTCTCCGCCGAGTTGCGTGTCCGCATGACGGCGTCGGTCGGCGGTGAAGTCCACCGAACTGTCTCCGCACTCGCGAGATAAAGGTGTGGGTCGTCCCTCCCGCCGCTGCCGAAGCCGGACGACGCCGCGCGCGAGGATCTCGGCCGCCTCGTCGAGCCGCTCGGCATCGCTCATCAGTTCGGGGCGCAGGGCGTTGGGGCCAGTCATTCGGTCACCGGGTCTCCTCCCCGGTCACCTACTCAGCATGTGGAGAAACCGTCTCAGGGGCTGCAACCTGAATCGACTCACGGCCACGCTTGCGATAGAACGTAACAAGAACATAACCTTTGCTGCCGGACCGCTCCCATGGCCAAGAACGTCAAGAAATTCGTGAACCGCGACTTCGCGAAAACCGTCGACCTCGATCTGCTGAAGCGGCTGATCGATCCCTACGCGTCGGTGATCCAGCTCGACTGGAATGCACTGCCTGCTGATGAAAAGGAGAAGCGTGAGGCGATCTTCGAGTTCTTCCGTGGAACCGACGAGACGTTTCCGGCCGAGCTGCTCGATGCGCTCCACAAGATCATGGTCTTGTCGAACGAGAATGGCGCTCGGCTACTCCACGAGCAGGCAGATCTGGCAGGGGTGGCCATCGTGCCGCCCGATGAGGCCGACGCGAAGATCGTGACGCCTCGCCATCTCGCTCTGCGGGCGTTCCTGGACCATCGCGCGGTCTTCGACCTGACCCTCGACAAGTTCGCCTTCTGGGCGGTGAAGTCGCCGACGGAATTCAGCGGCGCGAAGGAAGGTGTTGAATCCCGCCACACTGACGACGCCGCGAAGGAAGCCTTTCGCGCTGCCGCTTCGGGCTATTTCGCCGGACGCTACCTCGGCAAGTACTGCGACGTGCGCTGGTATCCGGAGGATGATGAGATCTGCATCCTCGTGCTGCATGGCAAGAACGCCGTGACCGCCAACGTCGAGGAGAACGGGTCCGAACGCACGTTAACCTATCGCGAGATCGCGCAGGACACGATCCGGTACCATTCCGCGACGGGACGGGTCTGGATCAGCGCCACGGCGGCAGCGGAGCGCAAGAAGTTGGCCGAGCTGTTCGCGGAGCACATGCTCGGAGACAAGGACCTCTTCAAGGGCGCGAATGCCGAACAGATCTACACGCTGGCTCCGATCCAGCGGCAAGGCACCGGCTTTCGCTTCAACCACGCCTGGGATCCCGAGACCAACGCCATCCTGGTGAAGGAAATCCAGATCGACGAAGGCGAGCATGAGGTCGACGGCAAGGTCCGCTATTCGCCCTGGGCGATGACGGTCCGCGACAGCCAGAACGCGATCGTCCGGCTCGTCGAGCTGGCGCCCGAGATCGACTTCGACGATCTGCGCATCAATTACGTCAAGCTGGAGTTCCGTTTCGAGAGCGGCGGGCGCGAGCACAAGGTGATCGTGAAGGTGAAACCGCCGAACATCGCGAGCTTCCGCAACCACGCCTTTCAGAAGCAGATCCTGGAGCATCTTGAGCGCAATGGCATCCGCCTTACACGTCAGCCTGTCGCGACTGCTGTTGCAGCGGAGTGATCAGCATCCGATCAGGATCATCGATGGGGCCGATCTTCGCGACCAGCCGCCGGAGATCGTGCGCCAGTTTATGACGCTCGGATTGCTGGTCGAGCGCGAAGCTCCATCGGATGTCGACGGCTTCGCGATCCAGCACAGCGGCGGTCGAGCAATCGCCGTCAACCTCGACGGCGACGGGATCACGACGGAGGTCGATCCGACGTCGATCCGTCAGTTCGACATCGACATGATGGCAGTCTGCCGCCAGTTGCGGCGGGCTTCCAGCGTGCTGGCGGGAAGACCTGTCGAGCCGGTGGGCGTCAGCGCATTCTGGCTCGGCGCGATCGGAACCGGCAGTCGCAGGCTTGAATACTTCCTGGCACGACGTCTGCGCGCAAAGACTGCGGTCGACATCGCGTTCGCCTTGAAGGCCCATGCCGGGGGCCTGCCCATCATCGTCCTGACGCCAACCGAACGCGATCTGCCCGTGGCGGTGCGACGGCAACTCGATGGCGCGGACATCACGCTCGCCGCAATCGACGAACTTCTCGACGCCAACGCGTCTGAACCGCTCGCGATCAAGATCCCGACATCGGTCAGCAAGACACCTCGATCAGCGCAAACACGTCTTGCCGTCGATGTTGAGGGCGGCAGCGCGCGCTGCGATGGGACGCTGCTGTCGCTGCCGCGCCGAGAGTTCCAAGTGCTTGTCCGACTGGTCAACGAGCGCACGAACGAGGACGGCTGGGTCAGCCGCGATGTCCTCGCGGATGCCTTGAAAGCCGCGACCGGCAGCAACGACCGGAACGACGAGCAGATCGACAAGGTCGTCAGCAACCTCCGGAAGGTGCTGCGGGCTGCCGGAATGACTGACGGTCCGAAGGGGGCCTATCCGATCCAATCTGGTCGCGGCCAGGGCTGCCGTCTGCTGATCCCCATAAACGAGATCCACGTCTTCTGAGCGCCGACAGGTTCGCGGCAGCTTCACGAGAGCTTCGCGACAGGGTTCGAACCGCTCGAATGGGCACCGTCTCGCCATCGAAACCCGATGACGAGGCTCTGCCCCATGTCCTTCACTCCCTCGCCGGAACAGCTCCATACGCTGTTGCACGAAGCCGATCCCGCTGCCCGCCCTCTGGTGCGGCGGATGCGACTGCCCCGCCATGATCTCGAAGACATTCGCCAGGATCTGATCACGGACGCCTTCGCGCGGCTGGCGGCTTTCGATCCCGCGCGCGGGTCGATCGGTGCGTTCGTCGCGACCGTGATGGCGCACCGTGCCACGCGGATCATGCGGCGTATGATCGCCGAGCGTCGCATGTTCGGCTTCGAGCCGACCTCGATCGACGCGCCCATCAATGACGGTGAATCGGACACTCTCGCCGACACGATTGCCAGCGATGGCGGCCTCGGGGCCGTGTGGGGTCAGGCTGGCGAGGGCGCATCGACGTCCACCATCCGGCTGGATGTGGAGCGCTGTCTCGGGGCGCTCGATCGTCGGGATGGCGTGCTGTGCGCGGCGCTCACGACCAAGAGCGTCGATGAGCTGGCGGCCGAGGGGCACGGCTCTCGCGCTGGCCTCTACCGCCGGATCCAGACGCTGCGCGGGACGCTCCTCGCCCGCGGCCTTGCGGCCGCCTGAGACGGTTTCCGGACCTGGTGAGTAGGAGCCGCTCATGAGCAACACGATCATCCCTTTCTCGACGGCGAGGCTCCGGATCTCGGAGATCGACTTCTGTGGCTGGCTCGGCCAGGCCGGGCCCGGCGACTGCCTCGAATACCATCGCGGGTTCCTCGCCCTCGACGGCATGCCGATGGCGACCCGGCTTCCGCCCAAGGACCGCACCGAACTCCTGAAGCTCGGACGGCGCGCGATGTGGGCGGCCGAACAGGGGCTCGCGCATCTCGTCCAGCGGCGTCACGGCCCTGACGACTTCTCCTACCTCGCGGTGGCGCGGCCGAAGCCGAAGTCGTCGCCGGTCTCGCTCTCCGCGCTCCTCGCCGAGGAGGTCGCGTGATGACCGATCCTCGCAACAACCTGCCGACGCTCGACGCGCTCCGCGCCATGCCGATCGCGGAGATCACGGCCTTGCCGGCCGATGTGCTGGCCGTGCTGCAGGACGAAGCTGACGCGGCGCTGAAGAGCGCGAAATCGCTGAGGGACTGGCTCGACGGCGCCATCGCGCTGAAGTTCGGCGAGCGTGCGCGTGAAGCCCGCGTCGCTCTGGGCAAGGACACCGGTACCGTCCGCTTCACCGACGGCACGGTCACCATCGTCGCTGATCTGCCGAAGAAGACCGAGTGGGATCAGGCCAAGCTCGGCGCTCTCGTCGAGACGATCCGCGCCTCCGGCGACGACCCCAGCCAGTACGTGGAGATCAGCCTCTCGGTCTCCGAGCGCGCCTTTGGCGCCTGGCCCGACGCGATCCGCCGCACCTTCGAGCCGGCCCGGACGCTCAGGACCGGCAAACCGACCTTCCGACTGCTCCGCGACTGAAAGGACCACCTCATGTTTTCGTTCGGCAAATCCACTCCTGATGCGCCCCTGTCGGCGATCAAGGCGCTGCAGAAATCCCATTACAGCCTCGGCTCCTTGCCGGAGACGATCCGCGTTCCGGCAAGCCCCGGTCACGACGCGGTCGATGCGAGGCCCATCACCGAGGCGACGCTCGACGACATCGCCTTCGCGCTGCGGGGCCTCGAAGCCGAGTTCAACGCCATCGGCGACCGGATGCATGCGCTGCGCAAGCTCTCGCAGATCGCGCGTGACGCCGGCGGCGTCGGGGCAGATCGGGCGGTCAAAGCCGCAAACCGCGCCAAGGCGGAGCGCTGATCATGGCGCTCCCGATCATCACCGCCGATCAGCGCCTTGCCGAAGCCCGCGGCGTCAAGGGCTGCATCTTCGGCAAGTCCGGGATCGGCAAGACGAGCCTGCTCTGGACGCTTGATCCGAAGACGACGCTCTTCCTCGACCTCGAGGCGGGAGACCTCGCCATCGAGGGATGGACGGGCGACGCATTGCGTCCGCGCACCTGGGCTAAATGCCGCGATCTGGCTGTCTTCATCGGCGGGCCGAACCCAGCGCTGCGCTCCGACCAGGCCTATGGCGAGGCGCATTTCGCGGCGGTCGCCGAGCGCTTCGGGCCGCCGAGCGTGCTCGATCGCTACGAGACGATCTTCGTCGACTCGATCACCGTCGCCGGCCGGCTCTGCTTCCAGTGGTGTCGCGGGCAACCCGAGGCGATGTCTGAAAAGACCGGCAAGCCCGACGTGCGCGGCGCCTACGGTCTCCATGGCCGGGAGATGATCGGCTGGCTCACCCAGCTGCAGCACGCCCGAGCGAAGAATGTCTGGTTCGTCGGCATTCTCGATGAGCGGCTCGACGACTTCAATCGGCGCGTGTTCTCGCCCCAGATCGACGGCTCCAAGACCGGCCTCGAATTGCCCGGCATCGTCGACGAGGTCCTGACGATGGCCGAGGTGAAGGCCGAGGACGGCACGAACCGCCGCGCCTTCATCTGTCAGACCCTGAACCCGTTCGGCTTTCCCGCGAAGGACCGCAGCGGTCGTCTCGACATGGTCGAGGAGCCGCATCTCGGACGCCTCATGACGAAGATCCGCGAGCCCTCGCGCCAGCCGCTCGACTTCTCCGGCCGCCTGCCGGCCTCGACCCCGTCCCACGCCGCTTCGAACGACCAGACCAAGGAGTGATCCATCATGTCCAACTGGAATGACTTCAACGACGCCAGGTCGACCACCAGCGTCATCCCGAAGGGCGCGATCGCCAAGGTTCGCCTCTCGATCCGCCCTGGCGGCTACGACGATCCGAGCCAGGGATGGACCGGCGGCTATGCGACGCGCGGATCCACCGGCGCGGTCTACCTCAATGCCGAGTTCACGGTGCTCGAAGGCCCGTACGCCCGGCGCAAGATCTTCTCGCTGATCGGGCTCTACAGCCCGAAGGGCCCGGACTGGGGCAATATGGGCCGGGCGCTGGTGCGTGCGATCCTCAACTCGGCGCGCGGCATTTCCGACAAGGACGTCTCGCCTCAGGCCCAGTCCGCCCGGCGCATCCGCGGGCTCAGTGATCTCGATGGCATCGAGTTCGTCGCCAAGATCGATGTCGGCACCGACACCAATGGCGATCCGAAGAACGAGATCAGGACCGCCGTCACGCCCGACCACAAGGAATACGCCGGGGTCATGGGGCCGGTGGCGCAGTCCTTCGGTTTCCAGAGCGGCGGCGCTGCGCCGACGGCAGCCCAGCCTGCGGCGGCTCCGGCGGCCAGCATGCGTCCCTCTTGGGCGCAGTGAGCCGACGCCATGCTGCTTCGCCCCCGCCAGAAACTCTTCGTGGAGCGCAGCGTCGCGGCGCTGCGCAGCCACGGCAACACGATCGGCGTGGCGCCCACCGGCGCAGGCAAGACGATCATGCTGTCCGGCGTGGTCGGCGAGATCCTGAAAGAGCGCGACACGAAGGCCTGCGTGCTCGCGCATCGCGACGAGTTGACGGCGCAGAACCGCGCCAAGTTCGCCCGGGTCAATCCGGGCCTGTCGACCTCCGTGGTCGATGCGGGCGAGAAGTCCTGGCAGGGGCGCGCCACCTTCGCCATGGCGCCGACGCTCGCGCGCGAAAGCAATCTCGACCAACTCCCGGCGCTCGATCTTCTCGTCATCGACGAAGCGCATCATGCCGCCGCCGATGGCTACCGGCGCATCATCGACCGGGTCCAGACGCGCAACCCGAAGGCGCTGATCTATGGCGTGACGGCGACGCCGAACCGTGGCGATCGCAAGGGCCTTCGCCCGGTTTTCTCGAATGTCGCCGACCAGATCCGGATCGGCGAGCTCATCGCCTCCGGCCACCTCGTGCCGCCGCGAACATTCGTGATCGACGTTGGCGTCCAGTCCGATCTCGGCCGGGTCCGCAAGACCGCCGAGGATTTCGACATGGCCGAGGTCGCCAAGGTGATGAACCGGACGCCCGTGACGGACGCCGTGATCCGCCATTGGCGCGAAAAGGCAGGTGATCGGCAGACGGTCGTGTTCTGCGCCGATGTCGCCCACGCCACCGCTGTCGCGAACGCCTTCCGTGAAGCCGACGTGCCGACCGTGCTGGTCACCGGCGAGATGACGGAGGCAAGCCGCAAGGCTGCTCTCGCCGACTTCGCCGAGGCCCGAGCGCGCGTCATCGTCAACGTGGCGGTCCTGACCGAGGGTTGGGACCACCCGCCGACCTCCTGCGTCGTGCTGCTGCGCCCGAGTTCCTGGCGTTCGACCATGGTCCAGATGGTTGGCCGCGGCTTGCGCACGGTGAACCCGCAGGAACACCCGGGCGTCGTCAAGACGGATTGTGTCGTCCTGGATTTCGGCACGTCCACGCTGCTGCACGGCTCGCTGGAGCAGGATGTCGATCTCGACGGCCGCGAGCCGACCGGGGAAGCGCCAACCAAGACATGCCCGTCCTGCGATGCGATCATCCCGCTCTCATCGCGGGATTGCCCGCTCTGCGGCCATGCCTTCACCTGCGACGACGCCTCGGATGCGCCGCAGCCGCTCGGCGACTTCGTGATGAGTGAGATCGATCTCCTGACGCGGTCGAGCTTCAAGTGGTGCGATCTGTTCGGCGACGATGCCGCGCTGGTCGCGACCGGCTTCTCCGCCTGGGCGGGCGTCTTCTTCCTGAACGGGCGCTGGTACGCGGTGGGCGGCCGGCAGGGCCAACCAACCACGCTCGTCGGCACTGGCGAGCGCATGGTCTGTCTGGCTTCCGCCGATGACTGGCTGAACGAGCACGAGAGCGACGAGACCGCGCATAAGACCCGCCGCTGGCTCTCGCAGCCCGCTACGACCAAGCAGCTGGCGTTGCTGCCGACGGAGTACGGCCAAGACTTCGGTCTGACCCGCTACCAGGCCTCCGCGCTGATCGCCTTCCAGTTCAACAAGTCGGCGATCCGTCGGCTCGTGTTCGGGGCTGATCGCGATGCGCTGGCGAGGGCGGCGTGATGACAGGCGACGCCCATGACACCTTCGCCGCAACCGATGTCGGACCGGGAGCGTCTCTGGCACCCGAAGGGCATCCCGTGCGCCGTCTGCTGGAGACCATCACGCGGCTTTGGCTGGCGCGAGCCCTTCCGTACGAGCCGGCCGCGCCCGGAGCGCTGGTTCTGCTCGATCAGCTGTCAGGCCTTCTGGTCCTCGTTGGCACGGAGGCGTTCCGTGGTTGATCTGACCGAACAGGAACGCGCCGCCATGCGTGCCGCGCTCCGGCCCGTCGCCGAACTCATGGAGGAGATCGGCTGGACGACGCCGCTCGCCAGCCTCTCCGAAACGCAGGTGCTGACCCTGATCGAAGCCGCCATCGGCAGCTTTCAGGAAGCGATGGCGGCGAGCGCCGCGCAGGCGAGCACGGAGATTCCGTTCTGATGCTCGACTTCAATTCACGCACGACCTTTGCCGACCACCTGAACCAGCGCATCGATGCGGCCATTGCAGGTGAACGCGCTGCCGTCCCGGCGCGCGGCTATCTCGGCGCCTCCCGCCTCGGCGTCACCTGCGATCGCGCGCTTCAGTTCGAGTTCACGGACACCCCCCGTGATCCCGGCGCGAGCCTCGATGGCCGGACCCTTCGGATCTTCGAGATCGGTCATGCTCTCGAAGAGGTCGCCGTTCGCTGCTGCGTGCAAGCGGCCTCGATCTCGTCACGCGCACATGGGACGGCGGACAGATCGGCTTTTCCGTCGCGGGCGGGCGTATCCGCGGTCATGTCGACGGCGTGGTGATCGGGACTCCCGACATGCCGGTCCTTCAGGTTCCGGCACTGTGGGAATGCAAGACGATGAACGCCAAGGCGTGGCGGGAGACCGTCGCCAAGGGCGTCGTCCTCTCAAAGCCGATCTGCGCTGTCCAGATCGCGATCTATCAGGCCTATCTGGAGCCTGCGCTGCCGGGCGTCTCGGAGCATCCAGCGCTCTTCACCGCCATCAACAAGGATACCGCCGAGCTTCACCACGAGCTCGTGCCCTTCGACGCGGGCCGGGCTCAGGCCGCGAGCGACCGCGCCGTGCGCATCCTGCGCGCCACCGACGCGCACGAACTGCTGCCGCGCATCGCGCACGACCCGACGCACTTCGAGTGCCGCTTCTGCCCATGGGCCGAGCGTTGCTGGAGGCTGCCCGGATGAGCGCTGACGCGAACCCGCGATCCAGCGATGCCCGGTCCGCGGCCGAGCCCATGCTCACGCCGGACCAGGACACCATCGCGCTCTTCATCGACCGCGTCTTCGGCTATTGTGATGGGCTGGTCCCTGTGCGCGGCCTTGCCGAGAAAGGAAGCTCGGGCCGCCCCCACACCGCCTGGATCGAAGCGGATCGCGACGCCGCCACGAAGATCGCGACATCGGCCATCTGGGCCGCGCGCGAAGGCGCGGCGCTCTACGTCGTGCCCGGAAGCGTCGCAGAGGCGGGTCAGGCCAAGGCCGAGGACGTCCGGCAGATCCAGACCATCGTCGTCGACCTCGACTCCGGTGAGACGCAAGCAAAGCTCTCTCACCTCAGACAGTACCTGCCGTCACCGGTGATGGTGGTCGAAAGCGGTGGCCGCACGGAAACCCGCGCGCCGAAGCTGCATGTCTGGTGGCGGCTCAATGAACCCGCCGAAGGCGCCGACGTCGATCTCGTCTGCGCGCTGCGAGGGCTGATTGCCGACAAGGTCGGCGGCGATCCGCATTTTCGCTCGGCACATCAGCCGATCCGCGTCGCGGGATCGATCTACTTCAAGGGCGGAGCCTCGCGCCTTGTCGCCATCCGTGAGAGCTCCGCAGCCGAAAGCGACCTGCGTGAATTCGCCGACGCGGTCGAGGCGATGCCGGCGCTTCCGGGTCTCGCACCGCCCATCCAGACGCACGCAACGCCTGACAAGCCGACGCTCGATGACGTCCTGTCCCGTCGCACCCGCGCGGGCGGCGTCGATCCCGTCACCCGCTTCGAAGCGGCCAGCATGGCGATCGGCCATCATGTCCGGCTCGTTCATGAGGGGCGCGAGACCGAGGACTAGGCCCGGCGCGCGATCCAGGAGTTCAACCAGGCCTGCCTCGATCCGCCCTCGCCGCCGGAACGCATCGATGCGGAATTCGATCGCCTCTGGCGCCGGCATGTGGCCCGCAACGGACCCGGTCTGACGCTTGGCCACGCACCGGTCGCATCGATCCCTGCCTTCACGCTCGGCGCGCTGATCGACGACAAGAGCCCCATGCCGGCCGACATCATCGCGCCGCGCGTGCTCACGCCCGGTGGCATGCTGGTGCTCGGCGGCGCGCCGAAGGTCGGCAAGAGCGATTTCCTGATCAGCCTGCTCGCGCACATGGCGGCGGGGGCGGCGTTTCTCTGTTTCAAGCCGCCGCGCCCTCTGCGCGTGTTCTACCTTCAGGCGGAGATCGACTACCACTACCTGCGCGAACGGCTGCAGGGCCTCAGCCTGCCGAAGCCGGTCCTCGCCATTGCGCGCGACAATCTCGTCGTGACGCCGAAGCTCCGGCTCATCCTAGACGGGCGTGGCCTTGGCCTGGTCGAAGCCGCGATCCTCGGCGCGTTCGAGAACGAGCGCCCGGACATTCTGTGCATCGATCCGATTCGCAACCTGTTCGACGGCGGTCCCGACGGCGGCGGCGAGAACGACAATGACGCGATGCTGTTCTTCCTGCAGGCGCGGGTGGAGGCGCTGCGCAACGCCGCCGCCCCCGATGCCGGGCTGATCCTCTGCCACCACACCCGCAAGGCGCAGAAGAAGCAGATCGCCGAGGATCCGTTCCTGACGCTCGCCGGCGCCAGCGCGCTGCGCGGCTTCTACAGCGCCGGCAACCTCATGCATCGCCCCGATGAGGAGCGCCCCGAGCGCCGCCTCGAGTTCGAACTGCGCAACGGCCCCGCGATCGATCCCATCCTCATCGACAAGCGGCAAGGCCGCTGGATCATGCTCGATCCGAAATCCGAGCGCCTGGTGCGCAAGAAGGTCGGTGCAAAGCTCGATGCCGAACGGCTGCGTAAGCATGACGTCATCCTCGGCATGCTGCTCGATGAGGCGGCCAGCGAACGCCTCTACACAACGATGCAGTTCGCCGAGAAGTTCGAGAACCAGAACGGGCTCGGCAGCAAGCACACGATCCGCGAGCGCCTGAGCGTGCTGGCGACCAAGGGATTCGTGAAATTCCTGCGTGTCCCCTCGGAGTTCGGCTTCCCCGTAACGCGGTCTCGGTTCGGCTATCTCTGCGTCGAGGGCATGACGTTCGGCGCACCCGTTGATCGCGTCGATCCCACGACCGGCGAGGTCACGACAACCGCCCGCCCGGTCCTGCCGAGCCACTTCAAGTGCGCTCAGTCCGGGTTCTGCATGGATGTCGAGAACCCCGCCGTATGGGTCTACCCGGAGGGGTTCGAGGACGACCTAACTCATATGAGTGAGGCCTGACTCATATGACGGCGCCAACCACACACTTAATGAAATCAACTGGTTACGCGAAAACAAGAGTTAGGTCCCGAACTCATGCCCGAAGACTTCATGAAGTCTTATTCGGCAATGATTTCAGCTACTTGCCTTCCACGGAACAGTTAGGTGTCAAACCCCCATACTACGTATGGGATGGCCACCCCACAGGGTTGGCCACTCCTCCCATACGTACGGGCCTGTCGCGCGCGCCGCCGTGACGCTCCCCTGCGCTTCCCGATCCGACGACGGCGGCCCCGTACCGCCAAGCACCAGACCGCCGTCGTCTTCCACCACCACAGGCCACCGGCAAAGGAGACCCGTCATGGCTCAGCCGACTCTGATCCCGAATTCCGAATGTGCAAGGTTCGGATCGCTGCCGCTCGACGCGCCACGCACCCATTCCATCCTCGCGCTCGACCTCGGCACCTCGACAGGCTGGGCGATCCGCAGTCATGACGGCCTGATCACCAGCGGCACCGTCTCGCTGCGCCCCGGCCGCTTCGACGGCGGCGGCATGCGCTACGTGCGCTTCACCAACTGGCTGACCGAGATCAACCAGTTGGGCGGACCAGTCGCCGCTATCTGGTTCGAGGAAGTCCGTCGCCACGCGGGCACCGACGCGAGCCACATCTACGGTGGGCTCATGGCCACGTTGACCACATGGGCCGAACTGCGCGGCGTGCCCTACGAGGGCGTACCGGTCGGCACGATCAAGCGCCACGCGACAGCCAAGGGCAACGCCGACAAGGTGGCGATGATTGCCGCGATGCGCGTCCGAGGCTTCAACCCGAAGGACGACAACGAAGCCGACGCCATCGCATTGCTCCTCTGGGCCATCGAGACCAAGGGAGGCGTGCGATGAGATGGGCGCCACCCGGCTTCGGCGGCAAGCGGCGATCGCCGGAAGAGATCAAGCGCGAAGGCTGGCGCGAGCAGAAGGTCCTCGTGGTCAGCGAGACCGATCCGCGCCTGTCTTGGCCCGAGCGTGAGCTCGTGCGGCAACTCGGAGACAAGCTCTACGGATACAGAAAGGAGGCGCGGCATGGACGTCTGGACCCGTGATCAGGTGGAGGAGCGTCTCGCCGAGGCGGCCGATGTCCTGAAGCGCCTGCCTGATGCGAAAGGTCAGGGGTATTTCAGCACCTGGCCGCAGGTCGTGTACGAGTTCGCGGATCTCGTCAGCCAGGAGCCCCCGCGACCGCGCCGGCCCCCGCCGTCGCCTGCCGCCATCTCCCGGATGGAAAAGACCTTCGACTGGTTCGCCTGGCTGGAGCCGGAAGACGCCAAGCTCGTTTGGGCGCGGGCCGAGGGTACGCCGTGGAAACCCATCTGCTGGCGGTTCGGCCTGTCGCGCGCTACGGCGCACCGCCGCTGGGAATACGCGCTCAGCGTCATCGCGTGGCGGCTCAACGGACGCCGGCCACCCGCGAAGCGCTCACAGCGGTTCGTGGTTGAACGCGCTGCCGTCAGGGTGGCGAGATGA